TGTTACGTTTCACGTGAACAATCGCGGCCATTTTCCCCACGTTGAAGTCCATACCGATAAACAGTGGATCGTTGTCCTGAATCTCGTCAGTGCAGTTATTCAGTTTACGGTTGAAGGTGTGGTAAATGGTCCCGCTGTTGAGGTTCGTGAACTTGCCCCGCAGATAGGCCTGGATCAGCTCGTCCGGGTATGAGCTGAGCAATGACGGAATGTAATCGTCAGGGAGGTTCTTCGCATTGTCGAACGTGCTGGCCTGAATCAGTCCGTACAGGGCAGTCAGTTCAGGCTTATCCCGCACCGCCTTCACAAATTGCTGATAGACGAACTTGAAGCCTTCCGGTGTTGTGGTGACATCAATACCGTTTCGCAGACCCGGAACGTTGTAACGCATACGCGCGATGATTTTTCGCCATGCCTGCTGCGCTTTTGCCGCCGGCATAACGTCCAGCTCATCCACCATCGCGTTTCCGATTTTGAAGCCGACTATTGAGCCGGGTTTCTCCATCGACCGGCAGATCGTTGTTCCGCGATAGCGCCGCCCTTCGTAGAAATGGACCTCTTTGTTCCCCTCATTGATTTTGACGCTCAGGCCCCAGTCGTGGGCAACTTCCTCAACGGTGGGATAAAAGATGTCGCGAATCTGCGGGTACGTAGGTGCGAAGTAACCCTGGTTAATCTTTGGGTACTCCCACATTCCCTTGCAGATGCCGCCGCAACCCACCCACGTTTTACCAGAACCGAAACCGGCAACGTAGGCTTTGAACTTGTGCTGCATCGCGAGGAAGCGCGCCTGAGGAATGTTAAGTGTAGGGCTGATCCCCATCATCTGCCCTCGCATCCACTACGTTGATATTGATTTGCACTGGGGTTGGTTCTTCGTCCTCCCCGTCACCGGCCAGCTCTTTGCGGAGTTTCTCAATCTCCAGTAACCGGCGGTCGATTTCAATCTGCTGCAGGCGCTGCGCGAATTCGCTATCCGCCAGGCCAAGCCGCTTCATCACAGCTTCAAACATGCGCTCACGGCTGATGGCGGTTATCTCGACGCCATTCTTGCCGACTTTCACGCCGGAGTAGGCAAGCCGGGAAACCGCGGGGAGTTTACGCGTGTCCGGGAAATAAGGCTGGCCAATGCCGTCGCCATTGCAGCGTGGGCATTCAGGGTTGGGCTCTTTGTTGTGGTCGTAGCCATAACCGCCTGTGTCTTCGGGCAATCGAGCCCCTTCTCTACATTCAACCTTCGCCGTCTCTTCATCAAACTCAACAGCGTCGCGCCACTGGTAATGGTGACCGAAGCCCCAGCAGTAACGGCACGCCCCGCGTCGATATTGTGACAGCTGGTTAGCGTCGAAAGTGGCCAGTTGCCACATCTGGGCGAGGACTTCATCGGCATCAGCAAGCGTGCGCGCAATGGAGGCTTTCTGCTGCTGCGCAATGGCCTGCGCAACGTTAGGATTCGCTATGAGCTGGCGGCCGTAGTTTGGGTCGCTATAACCTGCGCGCTCTGCGGCGGCTGTAGCATTCTGGTCCTTAAGATATTCAGCAACGAAGAGCTTTATCTTCGGACTCAAGTTGCTGCCCAACAGTTCTTCTGCACATTTTTCTGCTTGCGCACTGCGCACTTTCTTCTGCGCATTGATTTGCGCACTTTGCGCAGTAGGCTTTTTGATATATCGACGGGCGGTAGCGTAGTTCAGTCCCTGCGCCTCACACCATTCCTTCGGTGATACGCCGGTTGTGGCATGTTCGGACAGGAACCGTTGCTGAAGCTCGCCCCAGTCCGGTTTTGCCATATTTTCTCCAATAAAAAACCGCCCGGAGGCGGTTAGATTAAGTCTTCCCGTTTTACATATTCATCAATTTGATAAAGATGTATGAATTTTTCATCGGGCCCACCAAAAATCTGTGTTATTGATTCGCCATCCCTGCCCGCAACAATTACATGCTTTTCATGTTTGCCTGGCATGAATGATGCTTTTACAACATGTTCTAAGTGTTGTTTGAACTGTGCGTGAAGCTCTCTTGCATCCTCAAAAGTAACATTCTCAGTTAGTTCAAAATAACGAAATGCCATATCTACCTCCCATACAATGAGAAGTCATCATTAATGGATTTTTGTAGCATGGCAATATCAAATTTTCTCAGACTCCATTACAAAGCCCACCAGCATGTGCGCTTTGTGATGGCTGCTCGATGCGCATAAAAAAGCCCCGCATAATCGAGGCTAAATATCCAACAACTTCTTTTGTTAACTGCGCGTGAAGTTGTGATGGATGAAGTCGTCAGAACCTAATCTATGTGAGCCATAATGGGCTTCATAGCCCTCACCAAGTGAGTCAGCCTTAGTTTCGGCCACATCTTTGGTGGCGTAAACACCGACTAAATGCCACGGGGCATTCCTTACAACCCCCCACCCCATAACCCAACCTTTATTATCAAGGTCTGGCTTCAAGCCTTTTGCAACAAACATAGTTATCTCCTTTGGGTACCCGGAGATCATGCTATGCAATTGAGAATGCGAAATAAACTTTATTCGACAAGCTCTGCTGTAATCGTTAGCCAGCTCAAATCATGGCGGTCATGCGTAACATAGATGTCAGCATCTGTGGCGCTAACATCGTAGACTTTCGAGAATGGACCAGTTGCTTTACCTGACAAGGAATCCTCAACTAGCACATGGCCATTCTGTACAACCTGAAAGGTAAGACTCGTACCAGTAACAATGCCATCACAGTGCTGCTCAAGGTGGGCAATTGTAACTTTTAACTTTTTCATTTTAAGGCTCCTTGCATTGCATTATCACAGGCACTCAGTGAATGTCTGCTGTAATGCTAATCAGATTTGGGGGCGTCTGGTTGCAAATAAGCGTATTGAAAAAAACCGCCAAATGGCGGTTTTGTCTAGTGACTTATTTTTCTAAAGCGGCCTGAATAGCATCAGCTAATCCCTCAATCCCGGCAGCAGTCTTCGATAAATCCTCGTTGACTCTGGAAACCGTGGATTGATGATGGTTTCCGACACTGTGCTTTGCGATCTCTAAAGCTGCTTGCACAGCCAATAGCCGTTTACGCTTGTTAATAAAAGCTTCTCCGCTGTCATCATCGTGATTGAAGTATCCATCTAGCATTGTATGCACTCCTGTAAACCACACAATTTGTGGTATTACATTAACTTGGGGCATGCTGAAAATTTTCAAGTGGGTATTTCACTGTCTCGTTTTCTCTATTTCACGGATTCCAGCGAAGTTATTGTTGCCCTTCTCGATGACGGCCAGCAGCGGCTTAATCCACAAAACAGCCTGGCAGTACGTCATTGAACTGGCGGCAGCGGCACGATCATCGGCTGCGTCAGGTCTGCCGGTATCGGGGTGCATGGCGCTGGCACGTAAACGGTGCGCGTATTCGAGCAGCCCACCAGCAATGTCAGCAGGAACAGGCAGATTACAGGTTTTTTCACGGCGGAGAATCTCTCGGTATTCAGTTACGGTTTCTTCGGTGCTGGCGTCGATAAGGGAGTTAAGCCTGTTGGCATGTTCTGCAACCTGATTGAATCGATTGAAGTTGAATGCCTGGGTAGCGATCACCTGCCCCTGCAAAGAGTTGTCACTTCGCAGTACTGCGTTATCGCTCTGGATATTACTTACTTCAGCGCAACTTTTGACGAGTGCGATTGCCAGCCCGGCAATGACTACAAAAGCGATGAACACTGTATTAATTTTCATTGGTCCAGTCCCCAGCAGGCCAGCGCGCTTTCCTGGTCACGCCGTTCTACCTGACCATAGCAGCCGTTCTTCTGGCCTTTGGTCAGTCGACAATCCCTGCCGCCGTCTTTAATCCACCAGCGGATTGCTTCGCATGCCCCTTTACGGTCACCTGCGTTGATCCGCTTATAGAAGGTAGAAGGGAAACATTTACCGGGCCCGATGTTGTACGGGCAGAACGATGCAATGCCAACTTTCTGCGGTTCAGTGAGCGGCACTTTGATATTTCGGTCCACCCATGCAAGCGCCTTGTCGCGCTCGATGGCATTCACTTTCTTGCATTGCGCCTCGGTAGCAGTCATGCCTTTCACGACACGCTTACCATCAATGACAGTTACGCCGTGGCAAAGTGACCATATGCCACCGGGGTCCATTACAGCAACGAGGGCATTGCCCTCTTTCTCGCTGATGAACTGGTCAAAGAGAGCGGGAGCTGAAGCGCCTGCGGCGATCAGGGAAAGCATGGCGGCGCTGAGTTTTGCTCTGGTCGATGCCATGTTAGTTATCCTGTGGTGGTGCGGTGATGTAGCCTTTCTTAAGGGCTTTCTCGTATGCCTTTGTCTGGCGTCTTTTGAAATAAAGGTTCGTCAGATAAGTGGCAAGGCCGATAAGGAAGCCGCCAATTACTGCAACCTTGTTCCAGTCGAGGTCGTGCAACCATTGCAAAATGCCGCCTCCACAAATAAGACTGCCAGACACGCAATACGAAACTGCGGATGCAATTTTGTCAGGCATATATCGGATCATCTCTATCTCCTCGCATAACGGCGGGAGCTGTGCGTATGGGTCAGGCCCTCGGGACGATTTAACAAGTAGGCGTGTCGATGATGGTTCCCGGAGCCTGAAATAAAAAACCCGGCGACAGGCCGGGAAGATGAGGGTAAGGCAATGTCGGCTCTATGGCTGAAGGGTCCCAGGTAGTGGGTTCTGTGCGCGTTGGACCGCAAATAAAAAAGCCCCGCACGATGGCGAGGCTGTTAATTCTTTGTCGACCTACGAAGCTATGGCGACGATATCAGATTTACATGAAATATATGCGTTTCAGTTCGGTTTTGCAAGACTTGCATCCAAATTTGTCGCCTTTTGTTGTGAACGTGATCGCGTTACAGAGATAAGCGCACCACTATCGAGTCGCTTAAAGCTGTTCCGCATCGCCAACCAGTGAGGCAGGTACGTCTCTGTCCAGGTGGATTTCGCCACGCCTGCCAGTTCTGCCAGCGCCTGGTATTCATACGTCTCACGGCCAGCAAACTCTGCTTTCACGTCTTGCGCAGCCAGCCAGATAAGTTTCTTCAGGCGCTCCATCGTCTTGCCGGCCACCTTTTTCGCGCCAAGCTGCTCCCGGAACTCAGTCCATGCCCACTGGGTTATCGCTACCTGGTGCTCGAAACGAATATTCTCGCTGTAGTTCCACAGTAGCCATGCTTTCTGATGCTCTTCCAGAGAAAGGACAGCGCGGCGCCAGGACGCGGTCACGAACTCAACCGGCCCGACCAGCGCGATGGATGAGCCCTTTGCACGGGACTGGCTGCCGCTCATCGCCGGGCCGTCCGGGTTGACCATGCGCTGCTTATCCTTGTCGAATACCTTTTTCCGCCCCCGGCTCCGCGCCGTCGCGGTGAATTGCGCGTTCTCGGCGAAAGCTACCAGTTGCCCTTTCGTCGCCCCGCTCAGATCTGCGGTCGCCACAATGAGCTGCTGACGTACGTATTCCAGTTGCTGACTGTTCATGCGGCTTCCTTCTGTGGCTGGTTTGTTTTGGTCTGGCTGTGCTTTGCTACTGGCGTCATGCCGGCGCGCTTAACGCTTTCTGCCTGGTATCGGGTTATCTCGTCTCTGGTCACGGCGCGCACTCCCCAATAATGATCTGCCCCTTCTCTCCCCAAAGTTTTGTCACCCGGCCATCCCAGACGCGGCTGTCGTCGTCGAAAATGGCATCGAGTAACGCTTTCTCCAGGTTGTCTTTATCCGGTTTCTGCTGATGAGCCTGGCCGTTGCGTTGCGCTCGCTTCTTCTGGCTCCAGCTTTTTGGCATGGGAATGATGAAGGTTACGTGATAACCGGATTCAGGCAGGCAGATCCCAAGCAGGCGCACTTCGGCTTTGAAAGCCCAATATGCTGCTGTGGCCGGACGTTTTACCCACCTGTCCCGTTGAGTCATGCGAGGCTTGCTGACGGGCGTGATATCGTAAATATTCATACTTTCACGAGCCCCTCTTTCAGCCAGATAACCTGCGTGCGGGCCATGCCTTCCAGCGCGCACTCCTTTGCATATTCGGCATCGACCAGACGCGTACGGCGATCAATCTCGTCGTGGCAGCTGCTGCATGCGATGGTGGCGATCAGGTCAGGCGGCTTGAATCCTGTTCCGCACAGCCCCGCCAGGCGGATATGAGCCAGTACAGATGTCTCAGGATTGCCGTTGCATACGCCCGGGATGCGAACCTGGCATTCGCGGCCGCGCGCCGCTTTGCATAAATTAGCCATGCGCCCTCCTTGCCGCGAGACGTAGCCATTTTTGGTCTACCAGACGAGCGGTGTAGTCTTTCATGGTCGGGATGTCGGATGGCTTAACCGCTGACTTACGCTGGCGGCGTGCCGGAACGCGGAAGATTTCGTTGGTGATGACGCGGGAAAGTGGAGTCGGCATCAGGCCTCCTGCTTATCGCGCAGCTGCTGATATTCACAACTCTGCGGAATGGTCAGGTGACAGCCGATGTTCATCGCCCAGGCTTCGACTTTGCACAGGAAGATGTACATCTCGCCGGTTTCCAGATCGGCGGTGTGGCGGAGGGATTGGACCGTGGTTACCTCCCCGGACGCGACGTCTACGCGGTCTTTGCTTTCGTAGCCGAGATAGGTGTGCTTCATCGCGTCTTTGACCCACTCAGGCGTAGCGAATGTTTTGCCGCGGGCGATGAGGTACTCGCTGATTTCCGTGTACCACATATGGCTGAGCGCGTTCTGCGACAGGCTGCGCTTCTCGCGCCACGGCTTAACCTGCAAGCGGAAGCATTGTCCGGCATCCAGCAACGGCTGAATCTGCTGACCGATGGCCGCGAAGTTGCCGCGATGGAGTTTGATGCCGTCTACTGGCAGAGTCATACGACCTCCTTAACGGAAACCGCAGAACACAGAAAATCGCAGGTGCATTTCTGCATCTGTGACAAGGCGAAGAGTTCAGATTGTGCTCGCATTTAAGTCCCCTTAAATGCGCAGAAGTCACCGGAGTTGTTCAGGCTCCGATGAGATGATTATCGCTGGTTGATTATGGAAAATCAAAGTATATGAAGGTTAAATTATGCGATTCATTGGAATTGCGTTGAGATATTCTGACAAAAAGTCATTGGCTTGAGAGAGAAGAACAGCCTGTTCTTCATCAAACAGATAACCAGCTTTATTACCATGTAACGCATTATTTCTGAGTCTTATAATAACTAAAAATATCGCCTCGACTTTATCTACCTTTGTAGGATGTTCCAAATCTAAACTATTGTGAATTCTTCTAATGATGTTTGGCTTAAAATTAGAGAGGTTTTGTAATCTTCTGTGTGCATCTTCTGCCAATACATAACGATTTTTAAAAAATGAAAAGTATCGATCTACATTGATATCCGTGTTATGTACAAAACTCTCGGCATAAACCCTCGCTTCACCAAAGTTCGCATTACCACCAAGAAAGCGAGATTCTACATATGAATATGCAAGGCCAAGCTTATGAAATTCATGCAACACCGCACCTGGGATTTCCTGCGGCAACCCCAAAAAACCCCTCATTTCCTCTGCATCCATCTGACCTATTCTCCTGTTTCAACCTACTGCAATCTTAAGCTTGAGTGCTAACCATTCTAACCATAAATTCGTAGATTCTAAATTCGGATAGACTCGCTCACTATCTAGGTTTCCCGCTATGCTACCAAGTAACTACTGCGTCCGGGTACATATGAGCGCTGATACCCCAAGAACTTTATCATCCCATGGTCCTTTCGAATCAGTCTTATCTAGCTCAGTTGTCAAAAGCGAGTAATACGGGCCGCCCATAAAACGTAAATCGATAGTAGTGGCTAAACTTGTTTTGCCGCGGTAACCCTGCGCCTGCAAGCGATCACCGCTCATCTCTAAAACTTCAGCGTCAAAATCCCCATTGATGACAACGTGCTTTTTATCGACCACATGTATTTTAACGCCAGTCTGGCACTCAAGATTGATGGGGTGCTGCTTGTCAAAAGGGATGTAGTCTGCGTTAGCAATCAGCGGAAAAACCAGAGCTAACATAACCATCACAATTTTCATTTTTACCGGCCATAAAGAAAAAGAGCCATCCGTTAGCATGGCTCATGAGGAACTTAATTGCGGTGGTTCACCGCTTAATGCCAGACTTAGCTTAGCATTCCATTATCATTAAGATTCAATAAATCTAAACTGAACAGGAAGCTGTGTGGTGTTAACCTTACCGCTTGAAATGTCTGACGAAATAGAAACTATCTTGCTCATTTGCATTGCATTGACGTATCGCAATTGTTATGTGCTGCCGAACCAGGTTTCCATTTACCTCCCAGACAAACCCAGTGACTCCCGCCTCGAGTACTATTAATGCCTTCGTAACAGACATTACATTTTCTTGTTCCTTCTGGTACTCCATCAGGTTGGCATAGCAATCCGCTTTTTTCGGATTTCGGAGTAGTGTCAGGATTCGGCAAAGCTTTCTCCGCTACAACCTGAAAACTCAGAGAAGTAATGGTAATAAATATCAAAAGTCTGAGCAACATAAACACCTTCCATCAAGAGATAACACCATTTTAAAAGTAGACTATTTGATAACCTTTTACCCCTGCTCACAACATCAGCTTGGTCATTTGGTCACGTACGGGCGTAAAAAAACCCGCCGGAGCGGGTCTGTATATTCTGCTAAAGCAAATTTGCCATCACGAAGCCTTTGGTGTTTTAAGCTCTTCCCATTTGCCTAAGAGCAGTCCAGCTGCTGCAATGCTGGTTTCGGCCATAGCCTTTGAAACCGTGACATCAGCAAGATGATAATCAGCTTCATTTCTCGCATCGCGTTGCTGTCTAAGGAAGTAGCCAATTGCTTTCAACTTCCTAGAATCGTATGGTTCCATCTTGTGCTCAGATGGTGTGGTGAGATAACCAATCAGACCGCTGTGATGGCTACCAGAGAACGCCGGTATGCTTGTGCAATTGAGTAGCGTTTCGTGGTACATCCCATAATAAGCCCTTGAAATGCAGCTTCTGTATGAGGCTTCATTTTCAAAATTCAGTATCTCTCCCGCCAGGGCTATGATGTCACATCCGGTTATCGACATAAGAAACTCCTGTATGCAGCTGTCTTTCGGCCGAAAATCTGGCCGTGAGGCGACAATCATCAAGATCTGGTTCTGCGCAGACCTCTTCTGCAAGATAGAAATTCATTTCCGCAATCTCTACTGCAGATTTGTTAATAACATCAATTACGTAACTTGCACTACCGTTTCGAGTTACTTCAAAAAGCCCTGTCTCAGCGGAATGAGTTTTAATCACCCTGCTGATAATGCGAGCTAGCAGTTCAAACTGATTCGAAGAGCAGCCAGATGATCGATACGCATCTTCTAGTTCGGAGATAAGCTCATCTTTATGCTTCTCTGCCATAGACCGCCCCTCATCCTCACTTAAGAGTTTGTTGTGCAGATCAATAAATTTTATCGTATTGTCAATATCACCAAAGCGATAAGCAATAGAATAGGCTACTTCGGTGAACTGCTTTCCACCAAACCTCTCGGCAATCGAGTATGCATGTTCAAACAGAACTTCATCGTTGTGAGTGACCTCAAGAACAAAAACAAAATTTCGAGCAAGAATAATGTCATTAAGCTCTGAAAGAGCATTCTCAAAAAGTTCAATAGACCTGTCTTCAAACCCAGCCACAGCATGCAAAATTCCCAAAGCACTAATAGAGTTTATAGTCTTGGTGCCTTCAAGGTCTCGTTTTGCTCTGCGATAATCCAACTCAAGAATCGTTGCCCCTGATCTGAGCATTTCAGCATACATCTGAAGTTGCTCTACAGCCTTTTCTTGTGGTATCCCTGCTGCCATATGATCTTTGTCACTCTGTGGATATAAAATACGCCGCATCAAAATGGCGATGCAATCAATCGTACAAACACTTAGCAGACAGTTTAATGCATTGAGAGTAATTGAAAACAATATTTGAAAAAATTTTGATCACTTCGAGCCGAAACCGCCCCTTAACATCCTTGGTCAAAAACCACTACCACTCCTCCAACTTGAAAAATATCTAATGATGCAAGTTGCTGATACGAAAAAACCACCTTTCGGTGGTTTCTTGTTGGGCGACTGGCAGGCCTAGTTAATGCTAATTCCCTCGAGTTGCGGTTGGTCATCCAGGGAATGGACGTATCCAGCCATCGGACTCCACAAGCCGAGTTTATGTCCGGCTCCAAGGCTTTTCGCGAGTTGACCTCAATTCACGACAATTAAGGCGAGAGCTGTAGACCCTCAGGGTGTACAGGTAGCATTTGGCACTGCCTCATGCGCCACTCTCTTCTCACTATCCAATCATAATTCTATCCCCTAACCGGACACTGGGAGGTCGTGCTCTTCAGGAGCATGCGGGGGAGTCCAAAAATTGGGTCAAAATAACCTCCAATAATTTTATCACCTGCTGGGGATGATTATATTAAACATTGGTTTTTTATAAGTTTCAACTATACAACATATGGTATTTTTCAAATTTACGGTGCTGCTGCAATCATCGCTGACCAGCATAATTTAGCCCGGTGCGCAGTCTGCTGGCATCCGCTCATGGCGTCATATGCTTCCCATTCCTTCTATTCACTTAAGCTCTCATCTGGCTCGGACTCGAAGCCATTGGTGATCATGTCTTCTGTAGGCTCAACCGGCACAGCAACCCAGCCATCAGGCAACTGGTAAGGCTGGCCTTACAGGTTCGGCTTTACCTTGCATGGCGGCGCTGGCGGGATGATGCTCAGCAGCACGGAACTCGCGCTGAGACTCTGCAAGCTGTTGCTCAAGTGCGGCGAATTTACGCACCAGATACTCAGCATTCGTCTCGTTTACTTTCATGTCTCCCGGCAGGCATTTGCCGCGAAGGAATCCGTCCATTTCTATTAAATTCATACACCTATCCTCCCCCAAACCATCAACACTCGCTTCATTGCCGCGCTGCTGCGGCATTCCTGACAGATCACGTTTGTTTCTGTCCGCTGAATTAACTTCGACTTGCCATGCTTAAGGCCTGGTATCGTGTCAGGGGCGTAGTGCATGCCATAGCCGGTCAGGTGATACAGGCGCTGGCCGTGCTTACCCTCGCAGCTGATCAGACCGTCGGCCAGCAGCGTGCTGATCGTCCCGGATATCTTTTTGGTGGTCATGCCGATCATGTCTGCCAGCATCACGTTATTCAGGCCGGGATTGTTGCGCAGGGCTGCCAGTACCTGCTCACGGATTGTTACGGTCATCTCACACCATCCCGTTCGACTTGTTGCGGTTGTACTTCGCCTGCAGAAGCTGGATCGGCGTCGGGCCGTGCTCGGCAACCGGCGCTGCAATTGCCCGGCGCACCGGCGGCACTGGTTTTCCCTCACTGACGCGCCTCTGCCACATGTCCAACAGATCGCCCGCTTCGCGCGCCAGCTCACCATGCGTTAACTGGCGTTCTGTACTGCGGTGGCGAAGTTCAACGCAGATGTGATACATGACCGGCAGCGACCAGGGAAATTGCTCACTTGAGGTGAACTCGAACGAACGCTTACGCCAGTCCCAGTATTCGGCGATCACCTGCTCAACGTTGATGCCCAGCACCCCGCCGCTCTGCTTGCACCAGGCGACGAACTGTCCCGGCGACGGCAGGAATGGACGCTCCTGGCGGCGGGCAATGCGCATACCGGCATCGACCTGCGCCATTGAGTGGATCCCGTTCTCCTGAAACGCCAGAAGCCACTGACGGCGGAATTCATTCAGGTCATCCTGAGTGCGGAAGTTCGCCATGCTTGCCGGGAACGCGGCGCGCAGCTCGTTGAACAGCTTGTTGAATACCTGCGCCACCTGCTCGACCGGCGCACGCTCCTGGTACTGTTCTGGCAGGTTATGGGCCATGCGGCTCATTTGCTCGCGGTCGTGGTTACGCATCTGCTCTGCAAGAGATTTCATCGAATCACCTCATAGGCCCAGTCAGTGTTGTTGAAGTCGAGCTCTGGCTTAGTGGCGAGCTTCTCACCACCGGCGTTGCGTTGCATCGTCAGCTTGTCCCACTGCTTGCGCAGGCTTTCCGGGCTCAGGATGTTGGTCTGCCAGAAGTGGTGTTTGCTGGCCCAGTCATACAGCGCGCAGATATCCTGGTGCGATCGGTTGTCTATCTGGCGCATCAGTCGGACGGTGTTAGACCAGGAGGTCATGTCCGGGGCTTTGCAGGTTGGGTTAATCAGCTTCACCCTGGTGGAAATCCACTGCGCGGTTTTGAGGTCTTCAGCAGTTCCCCACTTCGCACCGGACGGCGTGTAAACCGCAGCTTCTGGATGAGCCGACAAAAATTTCTTCAGACGTGCGTCAGAGGATTCGCCAGAATTCTCTGACGATAAGTTATTTATATTCTTGTTATTACCTTCTTGTTCATGATGTGCGGAGTAGTGTGCGGCCTTATGTGCGGCATACCCATCCGAACCCGCGCCATTACTGGCTTCGCCATGTGCGCTTGTATGTGCGGCTTTATGTGCGGGTAAATCGTCCATTTTTTGAGCATATTCGACGTAATTTGTGATGGTGATCACCCTGCCTTTTCGCTTCTCTCCTTCGATGGAAATCATCCCTTCGCGGACGAAAACAGAAAGCATTCTCTCCACTGCGTCGCGGCTGGTCGGGTTGCCCTGACGGTCACACAACTGAAGGCCAAGATCTGCAGCAGTGACGACCAGTTGACCGGGTTGCAGAGGCCATTGTTTGCCCTTGAAGAATGCCGTGTATGGCTGTCTGGCTGCGTCAATGAGCAGGTTCTCCCATAGCGCGCGCAGGAATACATCCTTAGCCCAGGACTTCTTCTTGATGCTCCGGTACAACGGGACGTAACCAGACTTCTGGTTCTCCATCCTGTTGCTCCTTGCGGCTGAGTGCGCCGCGAAATTTGCGTAAGCTACGTTCGACACAGTTAAACCTCCTGCGCCTGGCGTTTTGGATTAGCGTTTGTCATAATGACCTCGCAATTGACTAGCGTTTGTTGCACAAGAAAGTCGGTTCTGTTCGCGCAGACCGGCTTTCGCCATTTCTGTAGTTCTCACATGACCCCCAGCATCGACGTGACCATCGTCATTAGCGGCCCTACCTGTTCCGGCATGAGGCGGAATAGTGACGCTATACCCTCGCTTACCTCTTTCAGCTTCTGATGTTCTGGTGCGTCCAGCAGCACAGCCTGCTTAGCCTCTGCGAGTTCTTTCTCTGCTTCAGCCAGCCGTGACATCTTGCAATCGGCACCGATAAGACGAATGCGATACTCAACCGGAAGAACAGACATGATTGCCGGTGTCAGTTGGCGGACGTTCTCGCGGTACTGCTCCGAGTCAAAGCGGTTATCCAGGAAGCGAAACAGCTTCTGGCGCGCCCGGCTGATATCTTCCGGAAAGCTGATAGCAGTCCCGCCCTGCTCCCGGTACTCGTTGATGATCAGCGCGGAGACAACATCCTGATTTTCCAGCGCCGCCGACCAGGCGCGCACCGCATCGCGAATTTTTTCGTGGTCTGGCGCCGCTTTACCTTGAGCGCGGTTTATCATCGCTCCCGGGTGTATTCCGGTATTGTGTTGATACGCAAGTGAATGCATTTGCTATTCCTGATGTTCTTGCTTCTTACTGTGAGGAAATTCGCGGTACTCGACCGCCTTAACCTCTCCTGTAGGAAGCTTGTTTATGAAAATCTGACGGCCGACCCTGATCGCTTTGCTAATTGCCGTTTGGTGGACGCCAATGGCATCAGCTGCTTTTACCTGACCAACCTCGTCGACATATTCAGCGAGTGAAATTTTCATTTTTAACGTGGCTCCTGACCTTTAACACAAAAAACAATACCACAAGTATTAGATAAAACAATACCGCGGGTATTTTTAAAATATGAGCTTTGGTATTACTATCTGATAATGGAAAAGAAAAAGATCCTCACCCCCGCTCAAGTGGCTGATTCACAGCGTTTAAAAGCCCTTTACGAAGCGAAAAAGAAAGAACTGGGTATTACTCAGCAGTCTATTGCGGACGCGCTGGATATCTCTCAGGGTGGCGTCGGCCATTACCTTAATGGAAGGAATGCTCTCAACACTGCGGTAGCATCGGTCTTTGCGAGGCTTCTAGGGGTTAGCGTCGCTGATTTCAGTCCATCACTTGCTAAGGACATCTCAGAAATGAGCTCGGTTGCGTCGGAAAATACTTCGTTCGCAGGGCTTTACTCACCTCGCTCAAAATACCCGGTGATTAGTAAGGTTCAGGCAGGTGCATGGTGTGAGGCTGTTGAGCCATATGCCCTTAAAGATATTGATCTTTGGCTTGAATCTGACGCTCACATTCAAGGTGATGCGTTCTGGTTGCAGGTGGATGGTGACTCAATGACAGCCCCGGCTGGCCTAAGCATACCTGAAGGAACATTTGTCCTGTTCGATACGGGACGCGAGGCAATCAACGGCAGTCTAGTAATAGCGAAGCTATCAGATTCGAATGAGGCAACATTCAAGAAACTGGTGATCGACGGAGCGCAGAAGTACCTGAAAGGATTGAATCCCCAGTGGCCTCTTGTGGCAATTAACGGTAACTGCCGGATCATTGGAGTTGCTATTGAGACTAAACTAAGGCTTGTTTAAATAATTAGTTAACATCTTTTATTCTATGATCAAATGGTCTGTGTCAGGGTCGCAATATGTTAAAAAAAGCAAAAAATTTTTGGGATGAGTATGCAGTATATATATTACCTATCGCTGGATTTTTGTCACTTACCATAGGTCAGATCTTACTGTCACTTGAAAAGATAGAGAGATTTGCAAATATATTATCAAACACTGGCATTGCACTCCTTGGGGGCGCTCTTTTCACTGCCATAACTAAAACCAATCATTACACTAAGTTTTTCCAAGATAGAATTTACGATGTATTTTACAATCCTGAAAAAAATGCAGTCATTGAAGCAATCAAGACTAAGTGGCTGACACTTACTCATTACATGCTTTTGAGAACTGCCGGTGACTTGAGAGAAGATGTAGCCAATGAATTGCTAAAACGGTTCTTTGATAGTGATATACCTTATTATTTCTCTGAAATTACAGAGGTTTATGACATGACCCTCCTCGATGATGGAAAAACGTTAATCACAAAAAAAAAGGTAACGTGTAGGGTCGTGATAAATTCCAGCAGAGACGAAGCTACTTTAATACAGAAAATTACACATCAAAAAAAACACGAACTTAAAGCCATTTACGTTGATCACCAGATCATAAATGGCGACGATAATATGATTGAAAAAGACATTACCAAGGACGGAATTAAGCAAAAATACTTAGAATTCTCAATAAAGTTAATAAACAATGGCAAACCTATAATTGTTGAAAGGTTCTATGAGAAAGAGCATGACATATCGGAAGACCCTTGGACTATTGTTAACAACAGTAAATTCATTCAGCAATTAATTGTTAAATACAAAGCTAATAACTGTAAAGTGTTTATCACACCAACAGGAACAATAAGCTCACCGGACCGCGATACTGTGCGGTACACAGATCAGGACGGTTACACCAGAGTAGTGTTATCTCCACCAGGAGGTTTGACGCTCCCTGGAGAAGGGTATATTATGCTTGTACAGGCAATGCAGAAGGAGGATTCACAATGATCAAACTTGGTTTCTCGTCTACAGAGTTGATTTAATCAGATACCAATAAACCCGGCCATCCCGCCGGGTTTTTTGTACCTGTAGATCCCCTATTCTCTCCATCCCTCTGAGTGCCTCTTTTCTTCCAGTCGAGCCACTCTGTCTAACTGCTTCCACTTCTTCATGATCGTTATCAATTGTCGGTAGCCATGATGCGCCGGTGCGTAAAACTCAGCCGGGTATTTGCTGCCCGTCAATGCTTCGTACTTAGCAGCCTGCTTATAATGCTTTCCTTTCAGCGCAAGGAATGCAAGTTCAGCCAAAGCCACATGCTGCTCGCAAAGCTGGATGGCTCGCTCAAGGTTATCGCCGACATCTCGTTTCTTATAGTGCTCTTTGATTTTTTCTTGAAGCTTAAAGTGCAAATCAACTATCTGCTCGTCACTAAGCCACCGAAGGCCGTCAACCCACTCTTTAGTATCCATTGAAAGCCCCCTAATGATGTTTTTGCAGCATAACACCGGCATTTACAAAAATAAATTCTCTTAAATTTCATATCAATAGTATTAACCATCACTTTAATAATACCCATAGTATTGTTTTTAATTAATACCGCCAGTATTATTTATCCATCGAAACGAAATATCGACAGCTGAGCGAAGTTAGCCAGCGGCGGAGTGGAGATTCGGTCAGTCGAACGGCGCGACAGTAAACCATGCGTCGGACGCCCGGCGGGCTCAGGGAGAGCGGCAATGGTGCGTAACTGGAATGTTTTGGGGTGTGGTGTTTCTTCGGAACGACCTGGAAGCGGCTGGATAGACATTCGCTTAGGCCAGCAAGGTGCGAAACACCGCACCACCAAAGCATTTCAACGCTTCCGGCCATCTTCAGGGAAGGTGGTCGGATTTTTGCTAAAAAAGCCCCGCTAATGCGAGGCTCTAAAGTGGTGCGGGCGTAGTGCTACTCCCTTTCTGGGTTAAATGCTGGAGCTTTCTGAGAAATTGCTAATATCGTGGCGGTAGCTTGCTTACCCGCAGCGCACACCCGCAACCTACCATCAATACTGGATCAAATCCTGAACATGTAATTAGCATAAGCGCTCCTTTTAGAATCCATGAAATAACTGGCCATAAAGTTACGAGGTCAGAGGCTAACGCCATGATACTAAGCGCGTTCATTCGAAAGCACTTCCCCAACATAAAGAGTTCATTGGTTAAATCCTTTCTACATCATAGCCATTATGAAATCAACGTATCCTTCATTGATATCTCTAAGCACCCACAAACTTAAACCCGCCCCGGCGGGTTTTTTAATACCTCATACCTGGAGTCATTTACGAGTGGCTCGAGTTATGACAACCGGCGGCCATCCACCGCCCATTAGCGCAGAAGTCTTGTATTAACCGTTCCGCTGGCCGGCGATAAGGCAAACGAGGGTGAGAATGATTGATTTCGCACGCAAACCAGGACGGCAGCAGGCCGTAAAACTGAATTTTTTCGAGGTGATTCTTCGCCGCTTTTGCTACCTGTTGGCGCAAAAGGGGAATCCAGATGTGTAACCCAACGAAATGCGGGTACTGCGGCAAGCCGGTTGAACCGAAGGAAGTAGTCAAAAGTACCCTTCTCTATCGCAACGGCGCACAGCTGGCGCGCAAAGAAAAAGAGTATTGCTCTGAACGTTGTGCTTCGTACGACCAGATGGCTCACGAAAGCTAACGTAAAAGCCGCGCAAGGCGGCCCGTACGTCCGGTGACACCGACCAAAGTTCCACCGGAAAACTACACAAAACCAAAGTTAACCCAATGGGCGCTATCTCTGGCCCGGGGATCTTACATCCAAAAAAGAGGATCTCACATAGAATTTTTCTATGTAGTCAAAGCTACGCAGAAATCTGGCAAAGACGATGCAGTGGTTTGGTTCACTGCAAAATCAGAAGCCCGAGCCAACCTGCAGCTCGATGTTGAGCTGGAAGATGCTGGTATCGAAACCGGACGCGGTAAGGATTATCAGAAGCCGATCCGTACTGACTTCCCTGTCTATGACGACCTGCCGGAAGAAAGCACCGTTGATT